TGTACGTCGAATACAGCGCTCCCCCGGACGCCGACCCGATGGACCGACTCACCTGGTGGCACACGATGCCCGCGCTCGGCTACACGCAATCCATCCGCAAGATCACCGACGAGCTCGAACAGGACACCAGCAAGAACCATTCCCTGTTCAAACGCTCGTTCCTGAACATCTGGCCCGACGAGAGCACAGACGACTGGCCCATCCCGCGCGACGCGGTCGCCGCCTGCACGGATCCGCACTCCACGATCCCCGAGGACACGAACCTCGTGTGGTGCGTGGACATCGCGCCCGACCGCTCCGCAGCATCCATAGCAGTGGCGGCGGTGCGCGCGGACAACATCGTGCACTTGGAGATCGTCGACCACGGGCCGGGCACCGACTGGGTGATCGACGGCGACGACCGGCCATCATCCGACCCGCTGCACCTGCACGGCATCAAGCAGCTCACCGGCAAATGGGGCGGCAGAACATGGTTCGACTGGCAGACCGTCGGATCCCTCGCCCCGCAATTCACCGCTCATGGCATCGACGCGCAGCCGCTGCCCGCATCCGAGATCAGAGTGGCCGCGCCCGGCCTATACGACGCGATCCTCAACAGGCAGGTCGCATTGCTTGGCCAATCCGAACTCGCCGACGCACTGTCCGTGGCTCAACGCCGCCCGATCGGCGACGGCTGGGGATGGGCACGAGGCAAAAGCCTCAAAGAGATCACGCCGCTCATGGCCATCACACTCGCGCACCGCGCGCTCGCCAAGGACATGCCCGACTGGGGATACGACCCGCTCTCCGGCATTTGGTAACCAATCGAAGGGACTCCCGCGATGGGCTTTTGGAAGAATCTGTTCGGCCCGCAGCAGCGGAGCATCGACGGACAATCAGTGTTCGGCGACAGCTGGAGCCCGGACTCGCCGTGGACTGATGTCAGCGGCGACAACGTGCTGCGCGTCGCCAGCGTGTTCGGCGCCGTCAGGCTGATCGCCGACGGCGTGGCCTCCCTGCCCTGGGGGCTGTGGCAGTCAGCCGGAACCGGCAGCGCCCCTTCGCGCCTGCCCGACCCGGAATGGTTCGAAACGCCGGACGACCGGTTCAGCACCTTCGACTGGATCCACCAAGGGCTGGTCGAACTGCTGCTGCACGGCAATGCGTACGGCATCGTATGGAGGCGCGACGACGGCAGCGTGCGCGAGATCGACTGGGTGCCGCGCAGCGACGTGACAGTGCAGGACATCGACTCCTCCTCGCAACGCCACTGGCCACGATACTGGGTCAACGGCGTCGAGATCCACGCAATACGCTCCCCCCTAGGCATATCCCAGCCCGCAGGAACCCCATTGATGCTGCACGTTCCCGCGTTCGCGGTGACCGGAACCGTGCGCGGCATCAACCCGATCGCCCATTTTCGCAGCCAATTTGAAATGAGCAGGAACGCGACGGACACAGCCAACTCGTTCTTCGGCCAGCGCGCCCCGATCCCCGGCGGCATCCTGAAAAACGATCAGACGCTCAACCAAGAGCAGGCCGACACCGCGAAGCAGCGCTTCCGCGATTCGGTCAAGCCCGGCGACGTGGCGACATTGGACAAACACTGGTCATTCGAGAAAGTCACGTTGGACGCCGGCGACCTGCAGTTCCTCGAGACCATCAAGGCATCGGCCACGCAGATCGCCGTGATCTTCGGCGTGGACCCCCGCGACATCGGCGGCAGCGAAGACTCGAGCCTGACCTACAGCACCGTGGAGGGCAACGAACGCAAGCTCGTGCTGCGCACCCTGCAGCCATGGGCCATCCGATTGCAGCAGGCACTCTCCCCGGTAGCGAACCTCGACAAGCCGTTCGGCGCTCCGCGACGGTTCGTAAGATTCGACCTCGACGCCCGTAGCAAGCCCGACGCCCTCACGTGGGCGAAGGTGCAGTCCGAACGTCTCGACAACGGCACCCTGACATTGGGAGAAGCACGCGTCGACAACGGCGACCCCGCGCTCAGCATGCAGGACGTCGACGACTGGCAGACCTGGTACCGCACCACCAAGAGCAGCAGCCAAGCCAAGTCCGAATCCACATCACAATCCGTGTCCGAAAGCACATCGAGCACACAGGAGGCATCATGACCATCACCATCCCGCATGAACTGCAGCGCGTCGCCAGCCCCCAGCCAGCGATCTTCCGGACAGCCGACGATTCGGAATCATCCCCCGGCGTGCTGGAAGGCATTGCCATCGCCTTCAACACCGAAAGCCGCGACCTCGGCGGCTACCACGAGATCATCGACCCCACCGCACTCATGCGGCTGGACGACGGCGCATTCGACCTGGAGAAGAACGGGCGGGTCATGGCCCGCCTGAACCACGACAGCAACCTCCTGCTCGCCACCACCAACGCCGGCACCCTCACCCTCACCGCCGACCAGGACGCCCTGCGCTACCGCATCGCCCTTCCCGACACCCAAGCCGGAAGAGACGCCGCCGCCCTCGCAGCACGCGGAGACCTGAGCTACAGCAGCTTCGCGTTCTACATCCTGCCCGAAGGCATGAGCTGGGAGATGGACGAGCAAGACGACTACGTGGCACGCGTCACCAGCCTGCAACTAGTGGACGTTGCCCCTGTCTCAGACCCTGCCTACTGGACAAGCTCAGTCGAACTCGGCCGCGCATTCGAAGAATACCGCACCAAGAAAGCTACTGGCACCAAACTTCCCACGCCACCCGGCGCGGGCGATAATGAGCGTTCGTTCCACCAATGGGCGTCGCTCCAGTCAATGATCTCAATGAAAGGATGATCATGGAATCAATCAACGAGGCGCTGGAGCGACTGCTCAACGAGCGCACCAAGTTCGTCGAAGAGAAAGTCAAACCCCTCTCAGAAATCGCCGCCAGCCGCAGCTTCACCCCCGAAGAGGAAACCACCTCCGACGAATGCAAGACACGGCTCAACGCGATGGACTCCACCATCAGCCTGTTGCGAGACGAAATCAGCATGCAATCCAAAATGCCCCAAACCACCAGCCGCACACAGGACAACGGAATCAGCGAACAGCTGCGCTCGCTGCTCGTGGAACGCAACTCCACGCAGCAGACCATCGACCTGAAGACGGATCTCACACGAGCGTTCAAACGCGCCCTGACCACCGACCCAAGCCAGACGGGCGCAGGCTCGGAACTGGTGCCGACGACATTCGCGCAATCCCTGATCACGCCGCTGCGGCAGATGAGCGGCCTCCTGCAGGCCGGCGCGCAGCCCCTGTCCACCAGCACCGGCGAAGAGATCCTCTGGCCGAGGGTCAAAAGCTACGGCGAAGCCGCGAAGAACATCAAGCCGGGCGCGACCATCGGCGGCACCGACATGTCATTCGACCAGGTGAGCTCCAAGACATCGAAATACGGTCAGATCGTTATGACCCCGCGCGAGCTCATCGAGGATTCCGCGATCGACATCGAAGGGTTCGTCGGCCAAGCCATCGGCCAGAACGTCGGTCTGGGCATCGACTCGGACGCGCTCGACGCGCTCCTGCCCGGCGACGGCAAGGACAATGCGATCACGCTCACAGTCACTGGCGCCGCAGTCACGCCGACCTTCGACGAAATCATCGACCTAGAATCCTCGGTGATCGCGCCATACCGGGTCGGCGCCGCCTTCCTCGTCTCCCCCGGAGCGGTCAAAGCCCTGCGCAAGATCAAGGACACCACCGGCCGCTACCTCTGGCAGCCCTCCCTGCAAGCCGGAGAACCGGCAGTCCTCGACGGCTACCCTGTCATCGAAGACCCGTTCCTGCCCGACCCGGGCACAAGCAAGGCCACGATCCTGTTCGGCTCGTTCAACCGCGTCATCATGCGCGTGGTCAACTCGCTCGCACTCGAACGCAGCGACCAGTTCGCCTTCGACAAGGACTCCATCGCATGGCGCGGCATCCTGCGCGCCGGCGTCATCCTGACCGACGCGAACGCGCTCGCCGCATTCGTCGGCAAGGCCGCCTGAGAAGCGGCCCCACTCGGGCGCTGACAGCCATACGGTCAGCGCCCTGCTCTTTTCCCTCCAACCCCCATGGGAGGCATCATGGCAGATGCAACGCCATCGAACTGGCCGATCACCAAAAACGATCTGCGCAACGCGCTGTCGGTCGGCCCAGCTGAATACGAGGACACCGAACTCGAGCTGTACGCGAAAGCCGCCTGCGAGCGCATTGATGTGTTTACCGGCCGTGATGTGGATCCGTCGAAGTGGGTGCTGGCGGATGGGTCGGTGTCGTCGTTGTTCGTGCTGGCCGCACGGGAGACGGCAAAGCTGTGGTGGCAGCAGTCGCATACGGTGCGTGGCAGTTTCCGTCAGGGCGATGTCGGGGAGTTGTCCGGCGTGCCTATGGGCGCTGAGCTGCCGCGCAAGGTCGAGGGCTGGCTTGCCGCCTATCTGCCTGAGCCGGGCATCGCATGAGCACGGGCATCAGCGCGCATACTGCGGCGCATGAGGCGAAGATGGCGTTGGCCGAGGCTTGCAGGACGGCGCTTTCGGGATTGCCTGTGGATGTGAATTTCGGGTTCCAGTGGCCGTTGGTGCATGACGATTGGGTGTCGGCGACGACCATTGATACGAGCGTGACTGATGTCACGGTGGGGCCGCGGCGCAATCAGGAGGAGATCATCACGCTGCACTTGTCGGTCGGCGCGTTCCGTCACGGGCAGGATGAGCAGGCGGAGATCACGGCCAGCGCGGCGGCGTTCGATTATCTGCAGCGGATCTCCGACTATGTCACTGATGTGGATCCCACGCTGGGCGGCACGGTGCTGTGGATCATCCCGTCTGATCTGCACACCGACGGGGCCACTACGCAGGATGATGCGGGGCAAGGCCGTCTCATCGAGATCGATGCGTCGTTCAAGGCGATGCACAGGATTAGGAGCATGTGATGAAACTGAGGAATATCAGCCCGTTGGGCGCATTGTACGTGCCTTGGCTCGGCAGAAGCGTGGGGCGCGGCGAAACGGTCGACATCGAGGATTCGGACGCGCAGTATTTCCTACCTCAAAGCGAGGTATGGCAGCGGTCGGATGATGCACAGGATGGGGAGGCGAAACAATGAGCACGCAGATCGACAGCCAGTTCGGCATCGGCTTGGAGACCACGTACGGCACGCCCGTGGCTCCCACGCGCTTCTTCGAGTCCGAAGGCAAGATGGATACGAAGCCCAAGTACGTGGATTCCAGCGTCCTGCAGCCGTTCACCCGGGTGAAACGCCTCGACCAGCATATCCGTGTGCAGCAGGAGGTCTCCGGGGATCAGGAGCTTGACATTCCCACCAGCGGATTCGGGTTCCTGCTGCACGCCGCGTTCGGCAATAGCGCGATCAGCCAGCTCAAAGCGGCCGACAACATCACACCCGTGCAGGCATGGCAGCAGATCCACACGCTGTCCCTGAACGACTTCCTCCCCTCGTACACCATCCAGGAACTGCTCCCCTTGCTCGGCGGCGCGCAGAAGCCGCACTCGTTCACCGGATGCCAAGTGGACACGCTGGAGATCGACGCGAAAGCCGCAGCGGCGGTCACCGCGAAGATCAGCTGGTCGGGACGCGACATCGACACCACGCAGCAGCCAGCTGCAGCCAGCTACCCCGACGACCAGAGCATCTTCACCTTCATCTCCGGCAGCCTCGGCTATCAGGGCACGCTCACGCCACCGACCGCAACCGCATTGGCGAGCCTGGACAAGCCAGCGTCCACCAACGTAACCGCAGTGACCGTCACCGTGAAGAACGGATTGGACGGCAACGGGTTCACGCTCGGCGGCCAGGGATTGCGCCAGCGTCCGCAGGCATTGGGCATCGCCGAAGTCAGTGTCAAGCTCACCGTCGAATTCACCGACACGATCCTGCGCGACGCGTTCCTGGATGGCACCCCGCTGCCATTGCTGCTCACGTTCCGCGGCGAACAGGATATCGCGCCCGGCATCAAACCGGCATTGCAGATCATCCTGCCAGCCGTGGCCATCACCTCTGGACTGCCCCAGTCAAACGGCGGAGACGTGATCAGCGTCGACACCGAGCTGACCGCTTTGGACGACGGCTCGCATGATCCGCTCACCATCGCGCTGGTGAGCGGGGATTCGGCGTTCTGATGGCCGAACAGGAGGGGCTATGGGCGGAGATCCCCAACGAATCCGTCAAAAGCCTGCGCG